ATTCTGTCGGTTTACCAGTATCAGATCTATTATATCTTTGTAAATCTGTATTGGAATATCCTTGTCCTCTTAAACTGCCTGGAACATTTATACCAAGGAGTTTTGATCTGACAGTTCCTTTATCTTGATACTGTCCTTGAGATGCCATAGGTGCCATGACATTCCCAGTTCCAGGAAGGAAATTAAGCATATCAACTAGTTTACCAACTACTCCTCCTCCATTCTCCATGGACTGAATATTATTAACTACTCCTCCATTCTCCATGGACTGAATATTATTAACTATATTACCAACCATTCCACCACTTTTCGCAAACTGGATGTTATTAACCATCTTCGGTTTACCAGTCTTACCAGAGGATTTAATCAAATCCATGAAGAAATTTGATCCATACTGATTCACCGTAGACACAGGTATAATCATCTCACCTGGTTGAGCAGCGATGAGTTGAGTATCAACTCCCGCACCAGTAATTTCTTGTCCACTATTAGTTGTTATATTAGCACCCTGAGTTGCAGCAGGAATTCCACGTCTTCTAAATCTGAACGGTGGAATCATTCCTCCCTGAGTTGCAGCAGGAATCATTCCTCCCTGAGAGTATCCATCAAGATCACTGGCAGGAATTCCACGTCTTCTAAATCTGAACGGTGGAATCATTCCTCCCTGAGAGTATCCATCAAGATCACTGGACTGATCATCATTTCCAGATAAAAGTCTTGGAAGTTGTGTTGCTAAAATTCCACCCCCAACAACAACACCAGCTGCTAATGGATTTCTAGCGATTAAACGTAGAAGTCTTGGAAGTTGTCTCCTTAACATTCTTATTGTTCCACGGACAAATCCACCAAATGGTGTGAGGAATAGTAGTGCTGCTGCAGATAAAGAAGGCCACCAATCTTTTAAGAAGGTTCCAAGTAATTCTACTTGTTTCTCATTTTCTGGATTAGTCCACCACTTGTAGAACTTATCAAATATAAATCCTAGCGCAGTAAAACCTAAGAACTTTAGAATTTTATCTAAAATACTTTGAAATGGAGCAAATGCTTTCTTTGCTGCCCCTTTTAAGAATTTACTTGCACTACTACCATCTTCTAATTTATCTTCTCTTCCTCTACGTCTTAAATTTTCTGCTGTTACTTTCTTTTTCTTCTCTTCGTTCTTGTCTAGTTTTAAGTCCTGCTTAACAACTGACAACAGTTCATCAAGTTTATTTAAAAGTGCAGAGTCTACTGATGTTTCATCTGATTCTGATGCCTCACCTGGTAGCATGAATTTTGATGGAGAAATCGCTGCTGTTGCTCCTCCAGATCCATCAAAAGAAACTTTTTTCTTTTTGATTTTAAATCTACCTACCTTACTCTTGACAGTTCTGAATTCATTCGTCAAAAGTTCTGATTCTTCAGTAGGAATCTGAGAATTTGTCATTCTAGCAGCAACCATACTCTCTTTTAGGAGAGTCAAATAAGTTGCATAATCAATGTCAAATACTTCTTCTAGTCCTAAAAGTCTTAATATTCTCTCATCTACTTCTTTATCAACTAAATCGCTTTGACGAATCCCTTCGTATGTTGCTAAAGCACTTGAAGATCGTGCAGACTCATCTGCTTTTATTTCTCCAAGTAATTCGTCAAGATCTGATAAAATATTCTCATCAGTCTCTGCGGATTCAGTCGCTACGGATGATGGAGTATCCTCTATCTCAGATATAAACTCATCTGCCATTTCATGAAGAAGAGTATTATCACGTCCCTGAAGTAATTTACTATCAAGATCAGACTGTTCACTTTTACTCAGTTGATTGTAAAACTTAGAAAGCAGTCCAATTTGAGCGTCAGAAAGTTTGGCAGCACGATCCTTTCCGATTTTAATTTCGTAAGATTTTCTCAGATTTTTAGGATCTCTAGGCATTTGCTGCTTGCTGTTGCTTTAGTTTTTCATCTTCAAGGTGAGATCTCAACAACTCAACATAAATGTCTCTCTCCCAAGGCATCATATTTTCAATCTCTGTTAATGAGTATTTATGGTACTGCATCAAAGAAAAATTTAGTGTAAAATATGACTCCAGTGTCATATGGGAGAGTCCTACGCGAAAAAACTTGCTAACCCCTCTAAGAGAACTTTGCTCTCAGTCTCTGTTTTTGGATTAGTAATAGTTACCTCATGAGATAATTTAGGCATTGTCTCAAAGAACTTTTCAATCTCTTTAAACTGAACAGAATTCATTTGATCAAGAAATTCATTCAGTTCTTTCTTAGTGCAGTCCTCTCCTACCCATACCTCTTCTTCATTAAAAATTTTATCGATACAAGATGCAATCATTTCAAATGACTGATCTACGTTGTCGGTGTTGTTAAAGTCAAAATTATTTTTAATGAACTGATCAAGAGATGGATATTTCAACTGCATTACAAGACTATCATCCAATTTAATCTGATTGGTATGATCTTCGTTCTTATTTACTTTAATATCATCAATATCAATTGTTACTGGAACATAAGTCTCTCCATCGTCAGGACAGAGGACATTAATCTCAATTTCTTCACCAACCGACTTTCCACGAATATTGAGAAACAGATATTCGATATCAAAAGTGGGGAGTTGTTCTACTCTGATCCCTCTTGTCTGAATGCAATTTTTAATTACATTCTTGATTGCTGTGGTAATTTCTTTTGTGTTTTCACTTTCTAATGCTAAAACAAGAAGTTTTTCTTCTTTGACTAAAAAGGGGCGATATTTAACTGTTTTCCCTGTAGATGGCAACTCAAGTTCATAAGTTGGTGTCGCAATTTTTGGTAAAGGCATAATATCCTATAGTTATTTCAGTGTGATTATTTATGGGCGGCGATTTAATTTAAGAAATCTGCAAGGTTTTCTGATTGCGGGCCGGCAGCTCTAGATATAGGTGAATTAGGGTTCTCATAAGAACCACCATAAGATCCAGTAGAGATTCCAGTAGGGTCATCATTCGGTAATTGTATGTTACCCACGACGTATCTTGTATATGAGAATGAAACTGTACACTTTAAGAGTTCAGATGAATTATATGACAATGCCATTGTGTTGATGCTAATGGGAAATGCCTTCAAGAATCTATACTGAAGCATTCTTCCCGCATAATCTTTTTCAAATTTATTGATATAGATCTGACTGGTATATCCATCATCTCCCTGAGGAAAATTCATCCGATATGAATATCTGTTTTCATCATTTACAGAGGAAAACGCTGGAGAAGCTGTTCTTTGTTCATTTGCAATATATGCCATCCAGTGTTCAAACAAAAGAATTGGATTGTATCCATGATCTACGTAGAAACTAAATTCTGCTTTGTCATCATATTGCCTTCTATATACATGTCTTTCTGTTACACCACTATGATCATTTGTGATTTGATGAGTCGCAAAAGTAGATCCAGGAAGTGATGCTTCCGAGCATGATAAAGAATAGAATTCTTCATTCCCAATATAATGTTTCGGCAATAGTCCTGCGGATTGCCTTTGAGAAAGCCAATCTCTGACTTTTAGTGGTGGGTTAAACCAACATTGAAAGTTTGATGTAGTTGCAGGCCTTAAAATTGATGCCTTTAAGTCAGCTAATCTTTTACTTCTCGGAAATGGAGTAGGCATCCAACTATAAATATTTTACCGGTATATTATGTATATGACTACTTTTACAGATAAATGGGACACCACAGAACTCTGTAAGGCGTTCAATGTAGGTGGCACGGTGAAGGGGTGGAGAAAGTATGCCTAGAGATGGTAAGTTTCACAAAGGACGCTTCCATCCCAAGAACCCAGAACGGTATATGGGAGACTCCAATAACATCGTCTATCGCAGTTCTTGGGAACTTGAGTTCATGAGGTATTGCGACAGAACACCAAATATTCTAAAATGGGCAAGTGAAGAATTTAGCATCCCTTACGTTTCTCCTGCTGACAACAGAGTTCATCATTATTTTCCAGACTTTCTGATTGAAGTGAAAGAAACCAGTGGAAAAATCAAAAAGTATGTAGTTGAAGTCAAACCATCAAAACAAACACAACCTCCAAAACAAGGCAAGCGCATTACTAAATCATTCTTGTATGAGGCAAAGACATACGCTGTCAATCAAGCAAAATGGAAAGCAGCAGCAGAGTTTTGTTTAAATAATGGCATTGAATTCAAGATTATCACAGAAAAAGAACTGGGTATTAAATAATGGCACAGCAAAAAAAGGTAGATGAATTTCAATTTGAAGAGGAAGTTGGTGGTAATCGAATCTCTTCAATTAAAGATCGCCTCAAATCAATGTCAGATTCAGAGGACATGATGATGGAAATTATGAGTGTTCTGACTGAAACTCAGTTGATTCCTGATGTTGGAGACTACTATACCTTTATATACAATGCAAAAACAGAAAATTTGAAATATGATCAACATCCTCTTATTGCCTGCCTTGAGGTTCAGAGATGGGGATTCAAGGGATTAAATTATCATTGGGGAAAAGTTAGAAATTATACTTGGGAAGAAATTCCTGGAAGTCTACATGTTGTAAGAAATAGTGAAATTAATGATTTACGTGACATAAATTATGCGTATTATACAATCACCTATAAATAAGTAAAAGAAAAACTGTCTCATGTCGGTAGCACCAGCAACCATG